ATGAAGATGCCGTTTTATGACAAGCAAGCACGCTATGTTGTAGGAATCTTTGCTTCTGAATTCAGAAAAGAAAAAGGGTTCTACTTTGAACTTATCACCAGAGATCTTGAACCTGCAGATTCTAACCGCACAGTATATCGTATTCCGTTTAACAGCTCTTTTGAAGAAGAGTATGAGCTAAATGAGAAAGGATCTTATTTAGTTCCTCTTGAAGAGCTCAGAGCTATTGATGCACAAAGTGTAGCAGTTAGTGGAACATCTGCTTTACTGGAAAAGCCAAAGCAGGGTCCTAAGCCAACAGCCGCTTATAAAGCACCAGCACCAATGGAAGATGCACCTTATGGTGAAATGACCATCAGGGACTTCTATGCTATTCACACTGGTAAACCTGTAAGCACAAAAAACTGGCTTAACGAACTTATAAAATCAACAAAGTAATATGGCACAAGGCATCTTAATCATTGCAGAAAGTGGTGCAGGTAAGTCAACATCTATTGAAAACCTGGACCCAAAAGAAACATTTATTATCAACGTAGCCAACAAGCCGCTACCATTTAAAGGCTGGAAAAAGAAGTATGTACTCTGGAGTAAAGATAATCCAACAGGTAATCTTTATACAGGATCTTCTGCCCAGCAGATAGAAGCATGCCTTGGTTATGTTAACTCTAAACGACCTGACATCAAGACTATTGTTATTGATGACTTTCAGTACATGTCAAGCTTTGAATTCTTTGACCGTAGTGACGAGAAAGGTTATGAGAAATTTACTCAGATCGGTGCAAACCTTGCACGTATAGCAAGAATGCCTAAAGATCTAAGAGATGATCTAACTATATTCTTTCTAACACACGCAGAGGAGTCCACTGACCTAGAAGGTAAACGTAAGTTCAAAGCAAAGACCATTGGTCGTATGGTTGATGAGAAGCTTAGCTTAGAAGGTCTTTTCTCTATTGTACTATTTAGTAAAGTCAAGAAAGATAAAGACGGTAATATCCGTTTTGTGTTTGAGACAAGAAACAACGGTGAGAATACCTGCAAAAGTCCAAAGGGTATGTTTCAAGACTTTGAGATACCCAACGATCTAGCTCTTGTTAAAGAGTCTATTTATTCCTATGAAAACTAATTTCCTCATTTAATAACTTCAAAAACACAGCGTATGTTTAGTACAAACGGACAGGAAGTAAAGCAAGGTGGCGGTACTTCCAAGTCATTTCAACCAGGTGTAGCTTATGCACACATTACCAGCGGTCAGTTAAGAACTTCTAACAAAGGGGACAAGAAAGTATTGGAACTCTATTTAGAGGGTCCAGCTCTTGAAAACTTTGAAGGTTGGCCAATTGACAGAGAAAATCCAGACGGCCCTAAGTATAAAGGTCAAACAGCCCGTGTTGCTGCCACATCCTGGACTGATGAGTTTAACAATACAAACATCTCTCGTAACGAGATCATGTCTAAGTTAACTCTGATTGCAACAGAATTAGGTCTTAAGCACGAGCTTGATTCAATAAAAGCTAACTCTATTGATGAGTGGGTAAAAGAGGCTCTTGATCTAGTAAAGAACGGTGATCTATACTGGTTCTTGAAAGGTACAGAAGAAGAATATAATGGTAAGACACTTGTTAAGCTGTCTCTTCCAAAATACAAGTTCTGTTCAGTTGACGAGCAAAAGCTTGACAAGTTTGACAAGACAAACAAGTGGCACTTCAAAGGTCTTCAGACTAAATCTGTAAGCAGCTTTGAACCAGCTACAGACGACTTCTCTATGTAATTTTTGCATGAGTATAAACGGGGGGTGTTTCTACACTCCCCTAATTTTTTATTCAACACCGTTTGTATGTTTAAGACAAAGAACTTAGTACATGACGTCAAAGATGTACCGGTGTCCTGGATCTTTGAGCACTTCTGTAAGCTTAAAGAGAAACTAAACGGACATGACATAAAGATTAAGAGTATGTTCAATCCAAAGGAACGTACTCCTAGCATGTGCATCTATTTAAATAAGGATAAGGTATATAAGTATAAAGACTTTTCTTCAGGAAGAGGTGGCTCTGCTGTGGATCTAGTCAAAGATCTTCATGCAACGACTTATCATAAAGCCGGACAGCTTATTGTTGAAAAGTATAACGACTTTGTACTTCATAACAACGGAGGCTATGACCTGCAGGAATTCAAGCAGGCAAGCAAATACAAAGTCTGTTCTACCACAGCTAGACAATGGACTACTCAGGATCAATATTTCTGGACTCAGTTTAACATTGGTACAAAGCTCCTGACAGAACATGGTGTTACACCACTGGAGTCATACTGTATGATTAAAGACGATAAAGAACTATGTATCCGTGGTAACTATCTGTATGGTTATTTTAAAAAAGACGGTACCCTCTATAAGATCTATCAACCAAAAACACTGGATAAGAAGTTTATCAAAGTAACTGACTACATCCAAGGTTCTGAACAACTTAAAGAACATCCTTTTCTGCTTATTACCAGTTCTCTTAAAGATATAATGTCTCTTAAAAGTCTTAAGCTAAGCATTGATATCATAGCTCCAGACTCTGAGAACAGTCTTATACGCAAAGAAACTATGACCGAGTACTTAAAGAAGTATAAGAAGGTCATGGTTATGTTTGACTATGATGAGGCCGGGATTAAAGCAATGGAAAAGTATAGAGAACTCTATCCTGAAGTACAAGCAGCCGTTCTACCTATGAGCAAAGACCCATCAGACTCTATCAGAGACTATGGAGCTAAAGTGGTACACACAAGAATTGTACCCATTCTGAATAAAATGTTGGAGAACTAGTCTTCTTCTACATTATATTTGTAGAGCTTAATATCCTATCCTATGTATAACCCATGGCAATATAAGAACCAACCTATTAATACAATAGAAGACCTTCCGGAACATGAAACAATACATGGGTTCGTCTATCTGATACAAGATACTGTAACCTTTAAACCTTATGTAGGAAAAAAGGTACTGCGTAATATCCGCAAGAAAAAGATATCTCAAAAAATTAAGAAAGCAACAAAGACTCGTAAGACCTACGAGCGTACAGTAAAAGAGTCCGACTGGATAGACTATTATGGTTCATCCAAAGAACTCTTAGCTGATATACAGAAGTATGGCAAGCAAAGATTTAAAAGAGTAATCTTAGAGCTATGCTGTACTAAAAAATACCTCTCCTATGCAGAGGTTGCCTGGCAGATAAAGCTAGACGTATTAAGACAAGACACTTATAACGGAAACATCCTGGGCCGTTACTATCCCCGGGATATGAAAAACTGTTATCCATGACTATCTATCTAATCAAATGGGAAAACAAAGAAACTAAAGAAAAAGAAGTTGCCGCTTTTTCAAGTCAGACAGCTGCAGAAAAGAAACTTAGAGAGTTAACTAAAAACTCAGATGTTCAAGTACTCTTTGATGAAGAGCAGGGAGCCATTAGTGTACAAAGACCTAAGACACAAGCTGATGTTATTAACCTTATAAACATGCTCTAATGGAAACTACAGAAGTAAAAAGCTGTCCTACAAGTATAGCAGACTTACAGGGTAAGTATGATGAAGTAATAGCATTCTTAGAATATGAAAATGCTTATACAGCTGACCCTATGACTGAAAGACGCATACGTTTAAAACTTATAGAACTAGGTATATGGCCATCACAACAGAACAACTGATAGCTAAGTATCCTAAGATATTTCAGCAGTACGAAGGAAACCCTGGGATGGTCAACTGGTATGGGGTACCAGACGGTTGGCTTCCTATTATAGATAAGCTGTGTGGTTCTATACAGAGCTACATAGATAATGTAAGCCGCTACATAGATGGTAAACAAGTAAAGCCTAAACAAGTTACCTGTATACAGATGAAAGAAAAGTTTGGCGGTCTTAGATTCTATGCAGACAATACTGATGAAGTAGTAGAAGGTATGATCAGCATGGCAGAGTATATGTGTGACTACACTTGTCAAGAATGTGGATCTGAAGAAAATATCGGACGCACTGGTGGATGGATTACAGTATTATGTCAGAAGTGCGCAGGAGACAACTATAATTGGAAACCACTAAATGCCGAACCAGATGTCCAGTTTTAAAGAATGGTTTCAGTCTGAAGAGTATCAACAACTCTGTAAAGACATGCAAGAAGCCCAGGATAAAATAATGAAAGGATTAGATGAGGATCTTTCCCAGGATATGGTATCTGACATACGTGAATGGCGTGTCGGTGACGGACCTGAAGATACAAATACGCACAGCTGGAGAGGAGTAGCAAGACTATTTGCTGAAAAGTATCCAGAGTTTTCTTGTAGTCACGGTATACAAGCAGGTAATCAGATCAGCGGTATGCAACTATGTGATGCTGCTATGGCATTGTTAAAACAAAAACCCGAAGAAGGATGGAACTAGAAACTATCATGCAGGAATCTATAGAGATCCTGGAAAAAGATTTTTATAAAAAGAAGTTTTACTACTCATATAGTAGCCTGAATAAACTGATCTGGAATCCACAGATCTTTTATCAGATGTATGTACTGGGACTTAAAGAAGAGAAATTAGATCAGCATCTCATACAGGGCAAGCTGATTCATCTTTTACTCTTAGAGCCAGAGAAGTTTGAACAGCAGTTCTTAATGACACCGTCTTCACTTCCTACCGGTAATCTTCGTGTAGTAGTAGACCGTGTGTATAGACACCACGCTGAGCTTGCACAAAATGGTGACCCCCGGACAGAGCTTGCTGAGTTTGACGGAGCAATTTTGGATGTAATGAAAGACATGAATTACTTCCAGAATCTTAAGACAGACCAGCAAAGACTTGACAAGATCATCACTTCAGAAGCTGTCAGCTACTGGGAGTTCTTAAAAACCAAAGGTGATAAAACCTTGGTTGATCCAGACACTCTTAAGTTCTGTACAGATGCTGTAGAGATAATTAAAACAAATAAGCAAGTATGTAAGCTTATTGGTTGTGACATCACAGAGTTTGATAACCGTGAGGTTATTAACGAGATGCCAGTTAGTATAGATCTACCTAATAAAATATACGGTCTAAAAGGTATCATTGACAACATTGTTATTGATCACGAGAACAAGACCATATTTATTAACGACATCAAGAGTAGTTCTAAAGATCTTAAGGATTTTCCTGAGAGTATTGAGTATTACTCCTACTGGTTACAAGCAATCATCTATATGATTATTGTAAGCCAATTATATGCCGAGCTTGTAAACAAAGGTTATCAGACAAAGTTCCACTTTGTTGTTATTGACCGAACCTTCCAGAGTTATGCCTTTCCTGTATCAGAAAGAACATTAAACAGTTGGTTGGATAGATTTCAAGAAACCATTGCTAAAGCTGAATGGCACTATGTAAACAAGAGCTATGAACTACCGTATGAATTTGCTAACGGACTTGTAGCTCTATAAATTCCAACCCAGGATGATAGAGAGTTTATACACTAAGTATTTCCAGAAGTCGAGGTCCTTTTTATACCCTGCATTGGGTATAAAGAGGACTGCTCACTTCTCTCCATCCGGTACCTATGTAGCCATAGAGGGCCTGATAGAGCCAGAAGACACCAAGTTAGTCTGTGCTTTTAAGGAAGACAGCACTGCCGGGTTTAAAGCCTTTGAAGAGCAGATGCTTCTAAGTAATCCTCTATTCTTCCAAGTCCTTCAAATACAAGATTATAACCTGTATGTATTTGATTATCAAACATATACAGAAGACTGGTTTACTTTTCTTATGGGAAGGTATTCCAAACTGTCAAACGTACTGAAACGAGCAATTAAAAGCTATTACGGGGAGAACTCATCTGAATATAAGTATATAGAATCTTACTTATTCCCAGACCGATACTTTGAGAACTATGCCAAACTGCTTGATGTAGAAGCATCTGTATTAAAGAAAGTTGGTGAGCTCTGTGATCCCTGTGATTTAGATAAAGAAAAATTAAAAATTCCTGTAGATAATTTAGAGAACTTAACAAAAAAGTCTATAAATTTGTAGACCTAACCTGTAGAACTATGAATAAAACTATGATGCTAGTTACCGGCAGCTGGGGTAACAATAAGACATTCAAACTTATTCCTGCAACACCAGATTGCCCTTATAACGAGGCCATCTTTGATAGAGATAGTAAAGTACTTGCATTAATTGGTAGAGAGAAAAAGCAAAGCTTTCACATGCTACCTAAGCTAACTGATCTTGGAGATGTTCAAACACTCAAGATTGGTAAACGTAGCAACGGTAAAGACTATGCAGAAGAACGCAAGGCTCTTGAAACGTACTATGAGTACTATATAGAGAACCCAACTGAAATTGAAAACATAGTAAATCTGTTAGCAGTCAACGCAGATAGCTTTGACTTCAAACAGTACATGGAGACTGCATACCAAGCAGAACCATCAAGCTTAGTTACTGTCTAAGGACAGACCTGTGAGCAACCAAAACTAAAGGCAGATACTCTGCCTTTTTTTGGCAAGAACAAAGGGGGAACAGCTTAACTGAACATCCAGTACCATGAGTAACGAAAAAACACACTGGGTTATGGACTATGAAACAATATGTAATTGTTTTGTAGCCGTGTTCCAGCACTACAAAGATGATAGTATACGCCATCTTTTTATTATACATGAAGACAGAAACGACTTTAAAAAGTTAATTAACTTTTTTAAAAGATGTAAATCTGATAAAGAGTGGCATATATCTTACAACGGTCTTGCATTTGATGCACAAATAACTCAATGGATGATAGATAACAGAGTAGAGCTAGCTAAGCTGTCTACTGCTGATCTTGTAAAAGCCATTTATGAGTATGCACAAAAGACCATAAATCGTACAGAAAAAGAACAGTTTCCTGAATACGCTCCTTACAAGTTAATGATCAGTCAGATTGATCTATTTAAGTTGAACCACTGGGATAACAAAGCCAAAAGAAGTTCACTTAAATGGATACAATATTCCATGGACTGGGATAATGTAGAAGAGATGCCTCACCCACATTATCAGCCGGTCACAGACAGTGAACAACTTAAGAGTCTGGTAAAGTACTGTGTCAACGACGTACTCTCTACTAAGAAAATCTTAGAACATAGCAAGGAGCAGATCACTTTGCGTCAGACCCTGACCAGAGAGTATGGTATTAATCTATACAGTGCTTCAGAACCTAGAATATCTAAGGAACTTTTCCTTCACTTCTTGCATGAAAAGATTGGCTGGGACAAAGCTGAGATCAAAAGACTCAGAACACCCAGGCCGTATATCATTTTAGCAGAATGTATACTTCCTTACATCAGTTTCAAAACAGAATTGTTTAACGGTGTACTGGAATACTTCAGAAAGAAAGTTATCACTTCGACCAAAGACGGATTCAAACACAGCATAAAGTACAAAGGTGTCACTACAGACTACGGTCTCGGTGGTATCCATGGTGCAGCTGATGCAGGTGTATATGAAGCCCAACCAGGTTGGACAATAATGACCTCAGATGTTACTAGCTTCTATCCTAATCTTGCTATCAAGAATGGGTTTCATCCCGAGCACCTACCAAAGAAAGAATTTGGTGAGCTCTATGAATGGTTCTTTGAAGAACGTAAGAAAATACCTAAGACAGATCCTAAAAACTATGTTTACAAGCTTATTTTAAATTCCACCTATGGACTCACAGGAGATGAAAACTCTTTCCTGTATGATCCCAAGATGACTATGCAGATTACTATCAATGGACAGCTCAGCCTGAGTATGCTCTATGAAATGATCTGTGAGGAAATACCGGATGCTAAACCTCTAATGCAAAACACAGATGGTTTAGAAACCATGATACCTACAGCAGCTGTAGGAAAATATATGGATATCTGTTCCAGATGGGAACAACTTACTCAGCTCAGCCTAGAACATGACCAGTACAAGAAGATGATTATCCGAGATGTAAATAACTACATGGCTATTACATTAAAAGATAAAGTCAAATGTAAAGGTGCGTTTGAGTGGGAAGATCTAGATAATAAAAAAGTATCAGTCTTCCACAAGAACAAAAGCTTTTTAGTTATACCAAAAGCTATCTATGCATACTTCGTACAAGGCACTATACCAGAAGATTACTTAGCACAAAATCAAGATATACATGATTACTGTGCAGGTGTTAAGGCTAAGTCAGGCTGGCACTATGAAGAACGACAAATAGTTCAAGGTCAACTTGAAATAAATCGGCTTCAGAAGATAGTCAGATACTATGTATCAAATGATGGCAGTAAGCTGGTAAAGTGTAACAAAGATGGAAGAGAAATACAGGTAGAGGCAGGTCAATGGTTACAAACTGTAATCAACAAGATTGATCCTGAAATCCCATTCAATACCTATGATATTAATACCCAGTACTATCTGGAAGAGATCTATAAACAGATCACACAAATAGAAAAAGAGAAACCAAGATCATTCACACAATTATCACTTTTTTAAACATTTAGTTATGCCCGCGAAAACCTCCTTCGTAACAGAACAACACCTTCGTAACGCTGCTTTACCTAGTCATGGTAAACGTTACACAGTAATTCCACACGGGTTTATTATAGACGAAACCCGTAGAGAACTGGCTGCTGCCGGTTTCAGTATTGACAAAGAGATGTACAAGACATCTCTAGATGGCCAAATAGCTCAAGGTATTTATCACCTTAACTATGGCAATGATCCAGACATGGGTCTGATGTTTGCCTGGTCTAACTCTTACAATAAAATGATGAGGTTCAAGTGTGCTATTGGTGCACAGGTCTTCATCTGTATGAACGGAGTTGTATCTGGTGATCTAGTAAACTACAAGCGTAAGCACACTGGTTCAGCACTTATAGATGTAACCAATTCTATCCAGTACCAGATAAGCCGAGCTAAAGAATACTATGATAACCTTGTAGCAGACAAAGAAATGCTCAAGCAAGTTAGCCTTAAGAAGAACGAACAAGGATCAATCATTGGACGTCTACTAATTGATCAAGAGATCTTAACTCTTACTCAAGTAGGCATTATTCAGCGTGAGATTGAAAAGCCAACGCATAGTTACTCTAGTAATCCTAATTCAGCTTGGGACTTGTATAACCATGTAACGTTAGCTCTTAAAGATTCACATCCACTGAACTACTTATCAGACCACCAGAAGGTCCATAGTTTCTTCGTAAACGAGTTCGGTCAGCTCCAGAATGTATATGCTGCTGTAGAGGATGATATACAGCAAGAGATTCCTTTAGCTGTTGACGTAACAGAAGAATACACAGAAACAGTTGATTCTGATTTTGGTGTAGTATTTAATTAACAAACCCATAATAGCCGGGGTGGAGTGTTTTAGCTCCACCCCACTATTCAAAAAGTGTAAAATGAAAAATACAGATAAGACACTAGATGATTTAGTAAAAGTGGTTGTTGACCAAATAAAAGAAGATATTAATGAAGGATATGTAGAAGCTATAGAAGAGCTACTTAGCTTTTGTCCAAAACAAAATCTAATTCATTATTTACCTGAAGAAGTTTGGGAAGAATACAATCATTTAATTAAAGAAGATTAGTATGATAATAGGCATAAACGGCTATGCCGGATCTGGTAAAGACACTATAGGAAGACTAATACAAATAGCCTGCTGTACAGACCTGCCTGATGGACAAGGTATAGAAGATCTACTTGAAAACTACGATCAACATGAATGGTGGCTGGAAGAACAGTCCGGCTGGGAGATCAAGAAGTGGGCAGGTAAATTAAAACAGATAAGCAGTTTACTCACCGGTATTCCTGTAGAGAAGTTTGAAGATCAAGAATTCAAGAAAACCAACCTGGGTCCTGAGTGGAATATGACTGTCAGAGACTTCTTACAAAAGATTGGCACAGAAGGTCTACGTACAGGATTGCATGAAAATACCTGGGTTAATGCTCTTATGGCTGACTATAAGCTTTCTGTTGTAGGATTTACATCTCTAGGTGAAGATTTCTATAGTGAGCCTAACTGGATTATTACAGATACACGTTTTCCAAATGAGGCCCAGGCTATCAAAGATGCCGGTGGTATAGTAATCCGTGTAGACAGACCAGGAGTAAAAGCTATTAATGATCATCCTTCAGAAGTAGGATTAGATAACTGGGACTTTGATCATAAAATTATGAACGGTTCTGATATGACTTCCTTGCTATTTAGTGTTGGTGGTATGCTAAGAAAAGAAAAACTTATATGAGTACTTGTAAATGCAGCTTCTGTTCAAAGCCAGATTGGTTAACACAAGAACAGTTTATTAGAGAAGTGGGTAAATTCTTAGGATATCCTAAATGCTGTACAGAAGAGTACATAAAAGATTATAAAACTGGTAGGCCTCCTCATCATATGAGAATAAGAGCAGGCAAACATAATCAGCCAGTAAGTACATCTTTTGTTCCCTGCTTGTGGCATGCCTCTAGAATACTTGATGAAAAGAAAAGTATTCATAGAATATTCCGTAAAAGAATAAGCATCACATCTTTTCCATACTCTTCTGATCCTGAATTTAAAAAGTATCTTAAAAAGATTAGAAAGAAATATGAGAATAATTAAACAACAAACCAAAACACTGATCACCCGTGATAATGGACGTAGCTCAGATGCTGTAGCTCCAAACTTTATCTATGGGTGTCTAGGTGGTTGTATGAACTCTTACTGTTATGTAGGAAGATATAATCATGATAAAGTGTATATCAACGAAAACACTGATGTCATTCTTCAGTCTATTGCACAATGGGTTCACAAACAACCCTGGCCAAAAGTACCTAACCAATGTGATCCAAAGTATTATGTAATAGACATTGGTTGCAGTACAGATGTAGCACTGATGAGTAAACACTATAACTGGCAGACGGTATTTGATTATTTCAATTACTACAAAATGCCAAAGAGTACGTTTGCTACTAAGTACCCTACTTTGTTCAAGCCTAGTAATTATACGCTTTATCCTGAAAAGCACCGTATCCGAGTTAGTCTGATGCCTCAGAAATACTCAGATGTACTTGAGCCAAGGACTGATTCTATATCTGATCGTTTAGCGTGCATTCCTATGTTAAAAGAGCACATGGAAGTACATGTTAACTTCTCTCCAATAATCTACACAGATGGATGGTTAGATGAATACAAAAAACTATTTACTGAACTGCAGTTTGCTGCTGGTGATGATATAAAATGTGAATGTATTTTCTTAACACACAACATCCATCAGCATGAGCGTAACAGTAAACCTGTACAGGATCTACTGTGGCGTCCTGACATTCAAGAGAAGAAAGATAGTCATTATGCTCCTGATAACATTAGATATCAGTTTCAGCTGAAACGTCAAATGATACATGAGTTTACCCGCTTGTACGCAGAATACTTTAACCCAGCCGGCATCAGATATATATTTTAACCTATGACAAAACAAACTGTAGTTGACTGGCTAGTTTCTAGAATTAATAGAACTAGCTATGATAAAGTAGCTGAACTAATAGAACAAGCTAGACAGCTGGAGTATCAGCAGCGAATAACAGACTACAACATGGGATATAATGATGCTAAATGCAATCATATTAATGATGCTGAAAACTATATAAACGAACAAAAATATTTAAACGATGAAAATACTACACATATCTGACACCCATGGGTATCATGGTACATTCCCTGACGAAAGATTCCAGGGGGTAGATGTTGTAGTGCACAGCGGTGACTGTAGTAACTACAGAGATCCGTATCGTAATAATAATGAGGTACTAGACTTCATAGAATGGTACAAGAATGTACCCGTCCAGCATAAGATATACGTAGCTGGTAACCATGATACCTCTATAGAGCGTAGACTGGTTACTCCCGGTCATTTTGCTAAGGCCGGTATAATTTATTTAGAAAACGCTGGCACTACAATAGATGGAGTTAAGTTCTGGGGTAGCCCAATTACACCAAGCTTCTGTGACTGGGCTTTTATGAAAGCCAGAGCTAAGACGCATGCAGTATGGCAACAAATCCCAGAAGATACTGACGTATTAATAGTCCATGGCCCCCCAAAAGGAGTTAGGGACCTGAGCTTTGACCGAGAAGGAAATCTAGAAATGTGTGGAGACCTGTCTCTTATGAAAAGATGCTGGGCTCTAAAGGACACATTAAAACTAGTTTGTTTCGGTCACATACATAATATGGATGGCGTAGACACTAACCAAGGCGTGGCTCACTATTCCCGTACTAAAACTGTATTCTCTAATGCAGCTTGTGTGTACGATGGCAGATTTGACCTTGGACTTACATCACACGGAAATATACTTACACTATGAGTACAGAAACAAAGCCTACATTAACAAAGGCAGAAGAACTATTTATGTTCTACAAAAAAGGTATGGCTGGCAGCGGTATGGCTGCTCTTATAGAAGCCATTTGGAAATTAGATAGAAACAATAGAGCTAAGATAGCTCTTGGTTATCCTGAGCTGGTTGCAGTTTGTAACCGATTCAATGATGAAACTGGCTACTGGGAAGACCTTCAAAAGAGATGGAACCAAGTAACCCAGCATGTAAACGCAGAACTATAAAATCCAAATACTATGAAAGACACATGTATCCTATGCGGTGTGGAGACGGCTTACGATGAGTCTACCCATGTTGATATGCGGGTAGGCTACATAGAAGGAATTGGTCAACTATGCCCTAAATGTTTTAGAGAAGGAAGTAACCGTAACCATATTACGGTACCAGAAAACATAATTATTAACACCCCTAATGATATGGAATTAGGTGTAAAAGTTAGAAAGTTATACTATGAGAATAAGTAAAGAAATGATTGTTAGTATATCATGTCTTACAGGACTCTTAACTATTCTAGCGTTAGCTATCTATTTTGATGACGGAAAGCCGGAGCCTCTAACTCCGGCCCGTATCAGATATCTAAGAGACAGTTTAGAGATGGAGTACTATAAAAAAGCAATAGAACAGTCTTATCCTTTTGATCACAGTAAAATTCCAGACAATGAAAGCAATACTAGAGTTCAACTTACCAGATGACCAAGAAGATTTTAAGATGGCAACCAATGCTCTTAGCTGGTATGCAGTATGTTGGGATCTTGACCAGGAGCTCAGAGCTAAAACAAAGTATGCTCCTGATAGTCTACCCCAAGATAAGTACGATGCTTATCAAGAGATCCGAGAATTACTAAGAGAATACATGAGTGATAGAAACATAAGCTTTGATTAATTTTGTAGATGTCTACAAGTTCTCTATTTTTACAGTAAGTAAGTTCTACAATACCCTATGATCCATTTGAAAGACGGTTTAAATACCCTACATGACGACACCTGTGTTAAAGTATACGATCCAGAAATCAAGAAACTGATAGGTGTTTATCCTAGTTATAACAAAGCTGGGCAGATGTTAGGTATCATATCATCCGCTGTACAGCAAAGGTGTACAAGAAAGACAAGAGTATTTTCTCCCTTATATGGGAAAGAAGTAGCCTGTAGATTATCAAGAAAGCTACCAGAGGATGAACCTCTGATGAATAAATGTAAAAACACATTCCTATGAAAAAATACATTGGACCTATCCTTAGTATAGCCACAATTGGTATACTATTCTATACCCTGTTTGATTTAAAAGAACAGGTTAAGCAAATACCTCAGCTTAAAAGAGAACTGGATACCACAAAAAGAACACTTGACTCTGTAAATAACGAGCTCTTTATATCAAGTACAATAGTAACCCGTTATGAAATTACTCTTGACTGGTATAGAACAGAGCACCCAAAAGAAGCTCAAATGTTTGAAGACTGGTTATCATTTAATACTGAGTAATATGAAAAACTTATTATCCCGTATCCTAAAACTAAACTGGACTTTTATACTAGCCTGGTTTATTATTTTCTGTTTAGGCTTCATCTTTTGGAGATGGGTCATATCCTTATTCCTATGAAAAAAGTATCCTTTGATTTTGACGGAACACTCGAGTTTAAAAATGTACAAGACTATGCCAAAGAACTAATAGAGTCTGGTATAGAAGTATGGGTCGTTACCACACGCTGGGACGAGAACCATAAACACAAGTATCCTTTTAATGCTACCCTAGATGATCTATGGGAAGTAGTAGACCGTATTGGTATACCAAGACACAGAGTCAGATTTACCTGTATGCAGTGGAAGACAACCTATTTAGAGGGAACCAAATTTATTTGGCATCTGGACGATAACGAACAGGAAAGCTATGAGGCCTATAAAAAAGGCATGAAGACACCAGTAATAGTAGACGTTATGTCTTCAGACTGGATGGAGAAATGTAATGTCCTTCTTAATAGTGCTCAATGAACGAAGACTTATACTATATAGAAGGTGATAGAGTAATACTAACCCCTTTGTTTCATATAAACCGAGGACAGTGTTGTGGCAATGGATGCCGGCACTGTCCTTATTTACCTAAGCATATAAAAGGTAACCAAGACATTGACCCTACCTATGAACATCTTAAAAAGAGCCCTCTATCTGGACGATCAGAGGACACCAACGACAACCATTCCGGGGTATGAACCCTGGCAGGTAGTTAGAAATTATGATCAGTTTGTTGAGTGGATATCTAGTAACGGCATCCCAGATCTAATCAGTTTTGATCATGACCTGGCTGAAGAGCATATAGATGACTACTTCAAACAGAAGCTAAGCATTGGCTGGCAGCAACCAGACTATGAAAGCTATAAGGAAAAAACCGGGTTAGACTGTGCCCGATGGCTAGTAGAGTTTTCCCAAAATTCTGGGAAAAGAATTAATGCTGTATCAGTCCACAGCCATAATCCTGTTGGAGCTACTAATATACAGAGCCTCATCAACGGGTTTAAAAGACACATGGAATGGCCACAAGATTGTTATCTTGGGCGGCATCCTTTTACTGTAGAAAATCAATAAACATGCATACAAAAATCAAACTCCTATCTTCAGATGAAATCTTCTTAGGGCTACGTTTTGGTATAACTAAGTTGGTAACCGATTTAAAATCTTATGATCCAGAAAAAGAGTATCCCAAAGCTTACGCTCTAGACATTGGATTTATTTTCGGCAGTATAGAGTTTACAATAAAGGGTAGCTAAGTGCTACCCTTTTTTTAATCTCCTGAAGGCTTACCACCCATCTTACGTTGGTAGTTTATCACTCTTTCTTCTGGATTGAACAATTCAAAGTAATTCCAGTAACCAGTTAGTGCCATTATATCTTTCTTGATTTTAGCATCACCTTTATCAAAGCTTTTAGTTTTCTTTTGATAGTATGCCAACTTATTCCAGTACTCACTTTCAGAAGCAAGGGTGTTTGCAGCTACAAGTGCTAAACCATGCTCAAGTAAATTACCTATTCTACCAACATCACGACCAACGTTTGTGAATGATGTAAAGTTTTGGAAGTAGTTGTCTAGGTCTCCTATAATTACCATAGGTACCATAGACCTGGTTTCCATGTCAGCTTTAGCATAGACTGCGAGTAGATTGTAAGCAATGATCTTAGAAAAACTTTTATCATCTTCATCATCATCTGGTATAGCAGAAAGAAGCATTCTTCCTATTATCATCATAGCTAAAGAAACTGCTAATTCTCTTGCTGCCATTTGACTCTTTTGTTGATATAGCTCTGATACCTCTGTTTTCTTTGACCCAAAAATAGCCGCAGTAGCCTGACGGAATCCATAAAACTTATAAGTATCTATTAGTGCTCTATAAAAACCAACAGCCATTTCACCTGCTTCATAGTTAGTCTGCCTTCTACCAAACCTATTCATCAAGAATGGCTCTAAGTACTTACGATAGAAGAATATTAATCTACCTACAATTCCACTCTCAGCTCTAGTTTTATCCCACTCAGCATATCGACCCTGAGTTCTACGTATCTCACTCCATACAGTACGTTTTATAACGTCTTCATCTTTTTTAGTCCACTCAACATCTTCTCTGATAACAACTTCACCATTTGCGTTTTCTTTATAAGCCTCATAGGCATTAATAGTTAAGATGTTTCCATTCTCGTCTTTTTGATACTCCGTAACATTACCTTCCTCATCTCTTGACTTTACAACTTTAACTTTTATATTATCTAGAATAGATAACCATATAGTAGATGATATCTCAAGCTCTCCCTTATCTTGTATCCACATTGCAAAATTACCCTCAAGGAAACCTTGTTTGATTCTATCTCCTGAAGAACGTGTGCGGTTGTAATAGTGATCTAAAGACTGACCAAGTGGGTTCCAATATAAAAGCATCTTACTTTTAAATGTCTTACCACCAATCTTACCATAGTCTTTAATCATAGAAGCTATTAGACCGTTACGACCGTAGATCTGACCTTTGGCCCATGCCATATTTTTAGCAGAGTAATGTGCTGATTTATGATTACCCAAGAAAGCCTGTATGTTACCTGATAACATGTTACCAACCTGGTTAGGTACATCTA